CACTTCCACCTTGTAGAATTGCTCAACAGCACCCTTAATAACAGCACTTTTGACCGTTATGCTAGGGATATTTACCGTGTGACTCAGATGTATGAGCAACGCTATGGTAACCGCAATCCATTCGCGAATCGTCCTGTCCCTGACTGCATCCCTCCTCACCTTATGCTTGGTGGCACCCCTCTGAATGAGGCAATTATATGCCTACAGACTCTGATTCCTGCATTTACTGCTAAGCATGGTGTTGAGAAGTGCCACGTTAGTATCCTGTCTGATGGCGAGAGCAACTGGTCTGGATGCTGGGTCAAGTCTACATATGACGATAAGATCCATCGCTCTGCAATGCCTGCACAGTCCGCTATTCGTTGTCGCAAGACGGGTCGCACCTACAACACACCAAGGTGGGGTAACTACATGACTGAAACTCTCCTACGTTACATGAAGGGTCGTTTCCCACAGTGTAACTTCACTGGTTTCCGTCTTGGTAGCACCCGTGACATCAATTACATCATCCAAAACTTTAATACTCTCACTCAACCACAGAGGAAGACCGCTGCTGATGTATTCAAGAAGCACAAGTCAACCTCTGCTCCAATCATGGGTTATCAAGAATTGTTTCTAATCCAAAGTAACAAGTTGAATGAGGAGGTAGAGTTTGATGTAGAGGAGTCTGCATCCAAAGCACAGATTACTCGTGCCTTCAAGAAAACTCTCAAGGCAAAGTCCAACAACAAGAAGATCCTCGCGTCCTTTATCAACCAAATTGCATGAATATCTTTGCAGTAGATGATGATCCTGTCCTGGCAGCAACTTGTCTGCCAGACAAGCACATCGTCAAGATGCCACTAGAGTGTTGCCAAATGCTCGCCATTGTATTCAGCAAGTGGTATCTCAATGAGGGTCCTGTTCTTAAGAAGGATGGGACTCCTTACGCTACAGAGAAGGGTGCATTTCGTAATCACCCTTGCACCAAGTGGGTAGCAGAGTCTGATGATAACATTCAGTGGTTGATGCAGCATGGCATTTCTCTATGTGAAGAATATACATATAGATACGGTAAAAGACATGCCTGTCAGTCATCACTCGTAGTTGCTGCAGTCACGTATCAGCATGGTTGTCCTGATGACCACACTCCGTTCGCTCGCGCTATGCCTGACGAGTGGAAGTTTGATGATAGTATCTCTACTATCGAAGCATACCAACGGTATGTGGCAAGCAAACCATGGGTAGCGACTAACTACCTGCGTGTGCCAGATCACAAACCGTCCTGGGTGGACTACTACTCCACCGCAACCTGTGTATAATTACTGTATACACAACAAAGAAACACATGACATTCGCACCACACCCTGTGACCACCAATCAAATCGTTGACTACCTTCAAAGCAAGCACGGCGAGCAAGTTGGCACCACAGAATTGCTTGGTGCTGCTGAGCACTTCTCCTGCTCCTTTGCTACTGTCAAGAAGCGTCTCACTGAATACAAAGCAGGTATTGGTAAGTGGAATCTGTCTGTGCAAGAAGTCAAGCAACAACTTGAGACTGTCGTGAAGCACAGTGAATCACTCATTCCTTCTAAGGATGCCAACTACGTTCCCTTTGGCAACGCTACAGACCTTAAGAAGATCATTAAGTCCAAGATCTTCTACCCTACATTCATCACTGGTCTCTCAGGTAACGGTAAGACCCTTGGTGTGGAGCAATCCTGTGCTCAACTCGGACGTGAGTTGATCCGCGTAAACATTACTGTTGAAACTGATGAAGACGATCTTATTGGCGGTTTCCGTCTTGTCGATGGCAATACTGTATGGCACAATGGACCAGTTATTGAAGCCCTTGAGCGGGGAGCAGTGCTCCTTCTTGACGAGATCGATCTCGCATCCAACAAAATCCTCTGCCTGCAGTCCATACTAGAAGGTAAGGGTGTCTTCCTCAAGAAGATTGGTCGCCACGTCACACCTGCCCCTGGTTTCAACGTCTTTGCTACTGCTAATACTAAGGGTAAAGGCAGCGATGACGGTCGTTTCATCGGCACCAACGTGCTCAATGAGGCATTCCTTGAGCGTTTCCCTGTGACCTTTGAGCAAGAGTATCCTGCTCCTGCTATTGAGATCAAGATGCTCAATAACTACTGCTCTGAGTTGGATTGCTGCGATGATGACTTCATCAAGAACCTTGTTGCATGGGCAGACATCATCCGTAAGACTTTCAAGGATGGTGGTGTCGATGAGGTGATCTCCACCCGTCGTCTTGTCCACATCATTCGTGCTTACAGCATCTTCTCTGACCGTGTGAAGGCAATTAAGGTCTGCCTCAATCGTTTCGATGACGAGACCAAGCAATCATTCATCGAATTGTATGACAAGATCGATGCTGACGTTGACGTGTCAGTTGACAATCCCCTCAATCTCTGATATCCTTTATAGATAATCTCTGTATATTATGGCAAACAAGTATAACGAAGAAGAGATCATCAAGGAGTTGAAAGACTACATCTGCGCCACCTACCAGCAGCACTATTCCAGTGGTAATGGTGAAGGTGTCCAGACCCTTGATCTCATCAATGCTTGTGGTGACGCTGAGGCATTCTGTAGGAGTAACATCCTGAAGTATGCCTCTCGCTATGACAAGAAAGGCACCGCTAGACGTGACCTTATGAAAGTGCTACACTATGCTGTGTTACTGATTCATTTCAGTGACGAATCAGCAATCAAAGAAACTTACCCCCAGTAACTATGCAAGCCGAAGCAAGACAAACTGTTAAATTGAGCAAGCAAACCATTGAGGTGCTTCGCAATTTCAGTGCTATCAACAAGTCTATTCTTATTGATCCTGGTAAGTTTGTAGAAACGATGTCAGTCAATAAGAATATCATCGCAGCAAGCGACATCCGTGAAGGAATCCCTGAGCAGATGGCAATCTATGACCTGCCACTCTTCCTCGGTGCTCTGTCACTTTTCAAGACTCCCACTCTCTTCTATCCTGATAGCAAGAAGGTTGTGATCTATGATGAGGACACCAAGGGTAAGACCACCTTCTACTACAGTGACCCTGAGATCATCGGCAGAGTCCCTGAGTTTAATCCTGACCTCCCTGATCCTGAATTGTTCTTTGACCTGCCACAGCAGGACCTGGAGCAACTGATGCAGGCATCTAAAGTCTATGGTGTGGAAGATCTCTGCATCTATGGATATGAAGGTGAGTATAGTATCTGCGTGAAAGACAAGAAGAATGACACGTCCAATGTCTTCTCCCTGCCACTGAAGAAACCAACCTTTAGTGACCCAGGTAACATGACAGTTGAGCGTATGACATTCTGTTATTGTTTCAAGGTTGAGAACCTGAAACTGCTCCCTGGCAGTTACCATGTATGTCTCTCACGACGTAACATCGCTAACTTCTCCAGTCTCTCCAACTCCTCACTCAACTATTTCATCGCACTCGAGCCTAACAAATGAGTAACAAACTGTTTCTTTGGGTAGAAAAGTATCGTCCTCAGACTATTGAGGAGTGCATTCTACCAGGAAGCACTAAGGAAATCTTTCAAGGTTTCCTTGATCAGGGTGAGATCCCTAATCTCTTACTCTCAGGGTCTGCTGGTGTTGGTAAAACTACTATCGCTAAGGCACTGTGTAAGGAGTTAGGTGCTGACTGTCTGGTTATCAACGGATCTGACGAAGGTCGTTTCCTCGATACCGTACGTAACCAGGCAAAAGTGTATGCCTCTACAGTCTCCTTGACCTCTACTGCTAAGCATAAGGTCATCATTATTGATGAGGCAGATAACACCACACCTGATGTGCAGATGCTTCTTCGTGCTTGCATCGAAGAGTTTCAAGGTAACTGTAGATTTATCTTCACTTGTAACTACAAGAACAAGATCATCTCCCCCCTACACTCACGATGCTCTGTTGTTGAATTCTCCCTCAAAGGTGAGGAGAAGCGAGCACTGGCAGGAGCATTCTTCAACCGTGTCAAAACTATCCTAGATAGTGAAGGCGTCAACTATGAGCCAAAGGTTGTCGCTGAGGTGGTCCAGAAACATTTCCCTGACTTCCGTCGCACACTCAATGAGTTGCAACGGTATTCTTCTTCGGGAAAGATTGACACAGGTATCCTTGGTGTCTCCAATGACATCAATATTACCAACCTCGTGGGATATATTCGCACAAAAGAGTTTACCAACATGAAGAAGTGGGTGACTCAGAATATGGACAACGAGCCTATTTCTATTATGAGAAAAATCTATGACAACCTCTACACCCATGTCCAACCAAAGTCCATTCCTGAAGCAGTGCTGGTCATCTCTGAGTATCAGTATAAGTCTGCTTTCGTTGTTGACCAAGAGATCAACATGGTGGCATTCCTGACTGAGTTAATGATGAGATGTGAATTCAAATGAATGTAAAACTATTCCGTATGCGGTCTGGCGAAGATGTCGTTGCAGACCTGATCGAAGACACTGCACTTAGTGTCACCTTCTGTAACCCTATTGTCGCTATCCCTAGTGGAGAAGGTAGACTGGGGTTTGCTCCTTGGGCACCACTCCTGAATGGACGTGATGCACCTGTGACTGTCCCCAAAGACTACCTTGTCTTCGGTCCTCTGGACACTCAAGAGGCAGTAGTCAAACAGTTTGAGCAAATGTTTAGTATCATTGAGACCCCTAGTAAAAAACTGATCATGTGATGATTGAAAAGAGGAGAGCACAAGTTAAGTCCAAATTTTATTACATCTTCTGGGGTGTTGCTACTGTTTCAGTACTGCTAGGTCAACTCTATGTTGGTAGTGGATACCGTAAGTTGCATTACTCTATGGAAGATCTAATTAATAAGGTTAACGGTGTGTTGTTGGAGGCAAAACCAAATCCATATGAGGGATACATGTGAGGCAAAATTACGAAGCACTAAACTTCTTTCCTGTCCAGTGTTATGAGTTTCGTTGTGATCAATTTTTAGTTGACACTACTCTAGGTCTTTTACAAGACGTAGAGTATAAAGCATACAACGAACCTACTGGTGTTAAAACAAGCGATGACATTCATCGTAGGGAAGTATTCAAACCACTCATGTCCTGGTTTCAGGAGTGTGTGGATACCATTCACTTTGATGCTGGTTACGATTGTGATCGTCTGGCAGTCAATAAGGCATGGGCAAATAGATCCCTAGCAAATTCTGCTCATCATCATGATGCTCACAGACATCCTATGTCTTATCTGAGTGGTATCTTCTACCTCAC